GCTGCGTTAGTTACAAGTTCTACATCTTGGTTTGCTTCATTGTTAGCACCAGCCCTGTTAGCTGTATCACTTGATAGTGTAACTGTACCAGTAATCTGTGAGCCTGTAGTGTTGCCTAAAACTAACCCAAGGATTACTGCAGTGGTAGAACCTGCAACAGTATAGATAACATCTTCTGATGTAACCCCTGCCTTAGTTATGACCTTAAATGTATTTGCCATTTTCTTTTCCTATCCTAATGCGATGGCTAATGCTGTCGCTTCGTCTACAGCTACCGTAGTTGCAAAAGCTGTAGTAGCGATTGTAGTGTTGTTAGTACCAGCACTTTGAGTGGCACCAGTTACAGCACTGTCAAGAGAACCACCGTTTATTGTAGGTGATGTCAAAGTCTTATTGGTTAGTGTTTGAGTTCCAGTAAGTGTAGTTACTGTATTATCAATTGCTAAAGTTACTGTATTACCTGTAGCACTTGAAGCTAGACCTGTACCACCAGCTACAGTAAGTGTCTCGCTATCTAAATCAATAGCTATTGTACCAGAATCTGTAGTGATGTCAAGATCTTCTGCAGTAATTGCTGTATCTACATAATCTTTTACTGCAGCACTGGTAGGTAATGAAGTGTCATTATCACTTGAACCAATACCTTCTGACTCAGTTACAATAGCAGAAGCTTTAAAGTTATCTACTTCAATATTAGATATAGTATTATTATCTACATCAATAGTCTTGTTTGTAATAGTCTGAGTGCCAGTAAGTGTAGCTACAGTAGAGTCAATAGCTGCTGTTACTGTATTACCAGAACCAGTGGTAGTTATACCAGTTCCACCTGCAATTGTCAAGGTTTCACTATCTAAATCAATACTTAATGCACCACCACTATCACCTTGGAAGTCAAGGTCTTGAGCAGTTACTTGTGCATCTACGTAAGCTTTAACTGATTGCTGTGTGGGAATAAGAGTAGCAGAGTTAGAAGACATGTTATCTTCGTCAACAAATGCTGTGACAGTGATTGTACCATCCGACAGATTAGCAAAAGTAATATCACCTGCACTAGAGCCACCGATAGTTACACCGTCTATTGTACCGCCATTAATGTCTGCTGTAGTTAGTACTGCAGATGGTACTGTAATAACACCAGTAGAGTCAGCTATTGTAGCTGCTGCTGTGCCATCTTTAGCTTTAATATTAGTTACTTCAATATTAGTAGTATCTATTGTAGTAGCATTTACATTTGTAATGTTACCTGTGGTAGATGCTAGTGTTGTAATGGTGATAGCATTAATTGTACCGCCTTCAACTTTATCACCAGAGATTTGATCAGCAGCTAGTGTAAGTGTACCCGCAGATACATCAAGTGTTTTACCTGAGCCTACTGTAATGTCTGAGGTAGCAATAGTAGCACCATCAATAGTACCACCGTTAATGTCTGCAGTATCAGCTACCAGAGAGTCAATATTAGCAGTGCCATCAATATAAAGATTACGCCACTGTTTTGTTGCACTGCCAAGGTCAAAAGTATCATCTGTGTTAGGAATAACATGGCTATTAATCTCTGCCCCAATTACAATATTATCTGTATCGGAATCACCTAGAGTAATATCACCACCAAGAGTAATGTTACCAGCTACATCAAGATTACCTGCAAAGTAACCGTCTTTAAAACGAAGTGATGTAGTACCAAGATCAATGTCATTGTTAGTTACAGGAACAATTACACCATCTTGAAATCTAAACTGCTCAACAGATGTACCTGAAACATTAATAGAAAACTTAATACGGTGATTAGTAGAATCTATTTCAATTTTATTCTTTGCTGTACCTACACCTGCATCACCTAAGAATCCAATAATGGGTCCTTCTGCTGCAGTACCATCATGTGCGTGACCGCTAGTTGCGTTAAATGCAGCAACAAGTTGATCAAACTCATCATTAGAGTCTGATGCCTGAATAATATCACCATCTGTGTATGTACTTTGTCGTGCATAACCTGCCATATTTTATCTCCTAGCGGCTGCTTTAAATTCTAACTGAAAGCCTTTAAGTGAATAGGGTACGGATACACCATTATCCACAACACGCAATGCTATTGCAAAACCTGAGCCTTCTATCGGCTGCCTAATTAATGGGTTTGACTGACCACCATATGTAACTGTTCCGTACTCACCTGTACCATACAAAGCCACAACTTTACTTGAATCAAAAGGATAAGCTGCAGGTCTTGCAGAGTTAGGATCTTCGTAATCGTATCTCACAAATAAATCGGAGTTTACAGAACCTTCAGGTGCATAGTTTATTACTGCACGTTGAAATTGTTTTCTAATTCCTGCATCACCCATAGTAATATCTGGTGACCTGTATCTTCCAATAATGGTAGTCCCATCAAAAGTATTACCTTGTTCTTGTTGATATACATATCCATCGTAACCGCCGTGTATTACATAAACAATACCGTCTTCATTTATGTGATCTGTACAAGAAGGTTGAATACCTAAAGTTTCAGCAAACTCATAACCCTCTGCAGTTCTATGGCAGATAACACCTTTAGTACGTTCTTTAGTTCTTGCATCGTTACCAGAAGTATCACAAAAGAATATTCTATACTGAGTTTTATCGGGAACTATCACTGAGTCAAACTCAGTTATGTCAGAGTAAATATTAAACAATTGATGCACAGCAGTACTAATTGATCCAAGCTCAACATCACCTATTCGTTCAGTACCAGCAACAGTTCTTAAACCATCTCGACCTAAGAATACAATATCACCCGCAAATTCTTGTATTGTAAATCCATTCATACAACCAATATTCTTTGACACAGGTTGTAATTGAAAGTCTGCTATGGTATTACCATCTAGCCTAAATATACGTTCCTGACAAAATATAAACAAAGAATCTCGAAAAGGAAATATACCTGTTATAGGACTATCGACTCGTATAGATCCAGCGCCACTCGCAGGTGTAAAGTCAGTGGGTGCATATGGCGCAGAAAATATTAACTCTTGGGGATTAGAAGACATACCCGCAAAAAATATAGCGTTCTTAAAGCCTGTAACAAACTGAGGATCTACTGGGGCGTTAGTAGTATTAATATCTGTTACTGAATTGCCTGTAGTATAAAAAGATGCCAGATTTGCACCGTCAGCAAAAACAATAGTAGAAGTACCATTTATGTTATATCTAAAGTGTGAGTACTTTTTTGCACCCGTACGACCGCTATCAATCTCCGTCCAGTACTGAGTTACTGCTGCATCATCCGCATGTACTGCTGCACTTGTACTGTTAGCACCACGAGTACATCCTATGAAAGTTACAGAGTCAATACTAGTATAAGTAATCTGCTCTGTACCTATTAGAATAGTTCCAGAAGAACTAAACCCTGCAGTACTATTTACAACAACACTAGTTGCAGAGTTAGTTGTAGAGCCATTAGTATTAGAGCTACCATTAGAAGATCTAAAAACTTTGGTCCCTCGCGCAGCTATGATTTCATTTTCATGAAAAGCTGACATAAGAACTTTTTCTGTAGAAGATGCAGTCTGAGGAACAATATTAGTATTCCACTTTGTGTATCCATTAATACGTCTATACCCACCCTTAATGTCAGGCTCAAAGTTTTGTAACTCAAAAGCCTGTCCGGGTTGCATAGTGAATGTAGATCTATTAAGAACTAATCCACCTTGGCAAGGAAAGATAAAAGGATTAAGACCTGCTTCATCTGCCATTATACTAAAGAACTTCCTACGGATGATTTATATATTACTGTAGAGCGAATATAGTCTGTCCTGTTAGACAGTAAAGTTTGCATGCTTTTAATACCATCTTCAAACCTTGCAAAGTTTAATTGGTATTCGTTGCCTTCTCCTCTGTATTGATAACCAAAGGCAGTAGCTCCATCTACAATTACCTGCCTATACTGCGAAGGTATAGTAGGTACATCTGTTGCCACACTTAATGCAGTAGTGTATATGTAATATTCAAACTTTAAAGAGTATGTTTTATCTGGATATGGATATAAACCAAAGTTATTATCCGGTGTTCTAAATACATGCGAGGGTACACCCCCTACATCTGATCTATCTTCTTGATTAATGAATTTATTTAAATAATCTTTATAGTCAATAATAGTAAGAGATTTACCTTCAACACTTAAAGAAGAATCATCTACGAGTCTAAATGTATCGTAATCTACATGTTTAGCGTTTGTAGGTATAGTGTATCTAGTTGTTCCTGCTACAAGTGTCTCTGTCTGCGTAGCGTGGTTGTAAGGCCAACTAAACTCACGAGTATTAATATAGTTAATGGCATCGTTTACAGCGTTCTTACACTGAGTTTGAAACCCACGAGAGTTGACAAAGTTAGATGAAGTTAAAGCTACTTCATTAAACCTAGCTAGTACTTCGTTTGTAAGATCAAGATAAGTGTAAGCCATTATATTTCCCTAAGATAGCCTAAAGGGGCCACTCGAAAGCAGCCCCTAAAGTTAGTTCATTTATGCAAGCGTATCACGATCTACTTCTGCCGCTGCCTTTGTAGCGCCCATAGGCATGTACATTACAAAGAACTTGAACGAACCTGCAGAAGGTGCGTTTGAGCCAGCCAGCTTAGCTGTGATAACAGTGTCAGCAACAGTAACATTTGTGATGCCATTCACTGTAGTAGTGGTAGCAGCCAATGTTTTAGCGGCATTAATATCTGCAGTACCTAGCAGATCAATGTCACCACCTGTTACACCGAAGCTCACTGCGTTAGCACCACCAATGGTAGCTGCAGCAGTACACTCAGCACCAGCAGCAAGTACCACACAATTGTCTGGGACTGTACCAATGTCATGAGTTGAACTAGTGGTGAGATCACCGTGAGCAATCACGGCAGTCTCAATACGGACGGGGGATTGTAAAGCCATATTTTAGTCTCCCTTAAGCTGCGTTATATTTAGCAGTAACAAGAGCTTCTGGGCGAAGTATCTTCCTACCGTAAAGGTGCATACCACGAACAATGTCAGCGAAGCTGTCAGGGTCACGGTAAGTTTCAGTCTTGTTGATCTGCTCAGCAGTTGCTACAGCAGAATCATGACCCGCAACAATAACACCGTAGTTGGTGTTTTGGTTTGCAGAACCTGTAGTTCCAGCACCAGTGCCTACTGAAGGCAAGTTGCTTGATACGTACAAGCGGAAACCAAAGAAGTTGTTGAGGTTTAGACCATTGCGAAGTGAGCCTGAGTCACCGAAATCGGCGTTCAAAAAGCGAGAATCTTCATCACGAAGTAGCTCCATGAATACCGGGTCAACAACCAGCCAACGCCCTGCAGTATCAACTTGCTGTTGATCCAACAAACGACCCATACGTGCTACAACCATTACAGGTGAAGCAGTTGCAGTCGGCAGAGCAGTAGCGCCCGGCAAACGTGCGGCCAAGGGAATTGAATGATCCCCTGCAGAACCAGTTGTGATGTTACCAAATGAATCCTTACGGAGTTTCATTGAAGTCAACAACTCATCTGAGCCAGCAGTAGTAACAGCTTTGGTGCCGTTTACTTGGTCATTAACAGTGCCAGCATTTGCATGCAAAGCAGACTGTTTATAGCCTGACAGATAGCCAAGAACTTCTTGGTCATACTGATCAGCAAGACGATAAGCTGCACGATCCGTTGCAAGACTCATGAAATTGACGTGACTATGAGCCTCTTCAATATCATCCATCTTGAAAGCAAAATAGTTAGCTTTATCAACGACTAAGGAGAAATCCTCGTCATCTAAGTCTTGTGCTGAAACCTGCGTCCCACGAGCGTAGGAGCTTACAGAAATTTCAGGCTCTTTGATAATTTTCACTGTATCACCTTGGGCAGAAATCTCCCCAAAATAATCAGAGTTGGTGATGTCACCACATACTGTACTCTTGCGGAAAGCAAGCTGTACTTTTTTTGAATAGATTACTGGGCTAAAATTGCCGTTTGGCAAATTCCCGTAACCTGCTGCTGATGTAAAAGCCATAGTATAATCCTCCATAGATGTTTGGCTTAGGTTTAATTAAGCTTGTAACATTTAGTAAGAGGCTGTCTTTCTAGGGTGCGAATGTTATGTCAGTCGGCCAACCAACATATCAACGGGCCTATGCTAACAGGTAAGTCTTATCTTATTAGTTTTAGCTTAGGGGGTTTGAATGTAGTACAAGGTAGTCTTTTCAGAGGCTTGTACTACACTCTTGTAACACCTATAGTTATACTTACTAAATATAGGTTGTCAATAACAATTTTTAATTTAACGTGCACCGCCTGTCATATCATAGACAAACTTACCAGTGCGCATGGATTCCATAATAGCGTCTGCATTTTTTTCATATTCATGCACAGACATACTATTAACTTGAGATTCACTGAATCGTCCTGCTGAGTCGTTTGATTCAGGTTTAGTTGTTCGTTTAGTAACCACAGCAGATGCTGCTTCTTTACTAGACTTTTTACGAGACTTAGTGTCCATATTATTATCTACTTTATATAGATCAATAACACGAACTACAGATCTTGGATCGTCACTGTTTTCGTAGATAGCATCTTGTACCCACTTAGGTTGCTCTCCAGCCCAGTCATGAAAGGCATCACTCTCTCGTAAATCATCGAAGTCGGGATGTGCGTCACGAATAGCATCTTCATTCTTGTTACGCTCAGCCTCTGCAGACATACGATCTAGTTCTTGTAGACGGCCTTCTGCTAAGTTAAACTTTTCTTGGGCCTTCTTTTCTGCAATAGTTTCAACAATTGCTGCAACATCAGGATACTTCTCTGCCCACTTAGCAATATCCTCATCAGATTTAGGTGCACGTATTTCACCACGTTCTTGTGCATTCTCTAACTGAGCCTTTATTTTCTTTAGTTCTTCCGATTGTTTATTTAAATGATTACGTAAATCACTATAGCGTTTCTTGTATGTACGCTCTTCACCCGAAAGTTTCTCGTCTTGTGATTCTTCTTGAGAGACTTCTTCAGTTTCTACTTTTTGCTCTTCTTCAGAAGTATCTTCTCCTTCTACTAACTTCTGAAGTTCCGCTTCTTCTTGCTCAATACGCCTCTTATTAGCGTTGCTGTAATTAGAATCTACAAATCCTGCTACTTTAGGTTGTTCTACATTTTCTAGTTCTGCCATAGTTTATTTCCTTTATGTTGGGGCCAGCCGTAGCTGGGTAGCCTTATAGTTATTATAGGTAGTAATCTTGACTATCGTTTCCTCATTAAGCCGCCTTTGTTTAACATACCGTATTTAGACTCTAATTCTTTTTTAGTACTTGTTGCGGCTTTGTAAGCTTTTTTACTTTTCTTTTTTACTTTCTGTAAGTTTTCACTTGTTTTAGAAGCTTTTGCTGCTGCTGCAGTTTTTGCTGCTTCCTGTGCTTTTGCTGCCCCGCTAGGGCCGGGATCGCCTCCGCCACCACCACCTGATTTTTTAGGTGGTGTAGTAGGGTCAGGAGCAACAGTATTTTTAGTAGGATCTGCCAAGTTAATTCCTACCTGTGAGGAGGCGTACTTAGCTTGTGTCTCTCCTGAATTACCAAACATCGAAGCAACTATCTTTTCAAAAGGACTGTACTTATCCTCTATACCTTGAGCTTGTTCCATTAAAGCTTTACTTGTAGGATTATCTTTACCGCCATTCTTAGCCTTTTCTAATATAGCAGCAGCCCGTAGCGTAGATACAGTACTAACATTTGCAGCAGCACCTACAGGAGACATACGAAGCATGTCAGGCGGTCCTTTTTGAGTCTTAGCCCAGTCACTCATAGATTTAGGATCACCAAACTTTAGATCCTCATACCATCTTTTTACTTCAGGTTGATCTGATGGTCCATCGTCATCTCTGTCATTTCTGGGTGCAGCTACGGCTGGTGCACCTTGTCTAAATCCTTCTGGTACAGGTGAGACAGGTTGTTTAGTATCTGAATACACAGCTATTTTCATAGTAGCACCAGTAGAAGGATTGTAGTAATCAACAAGTTCTGTGGGACGAGTAGTTCCTGTGGCTGTTACCATACCGGGAAATGAAGACGCACCTATTGTTTCAAACCCTGATAAAACTGAAGGGATAGCTGGTGGGGCAGGAGGTTCTACTACTGTACCGCCCCCTGCATAACCTCTTACATACCCGCCTTCTGCAAGCTTAACACCTTTAGCATCTAACTTTCTTTGTATCTCAGGGTTACGTTCAACAATATCAAAGATACGGTCAATCATACCGTCTACATCTTCTTTTACATTCATCTGAGAAGCTTTAGGCATACCTTCTTTACGAGTAGCAGCCAACCCACCTTCAGCCATAGTAATAGTTTCAGAGCCTTCCATAATACGTTTAACTTCAGCTAAGTCAGCCGCACTAATTTCGGAAGGTAAAGAAGCAGATCCTTCCATTATAGCTTTCATATCGTTCATATCTTCATCTGATATACTAGCCATAAGATCTTCTTCAGACATCTCAGAGCCACCCATACCTGCAGGTACAGGCTCTCCACCAATACGTCCTTCTGATTCCATACTTGCATACTCTGACTTTGCATGATCTCGAAGATCTTCAAAGAACTTTACACCGTAAAAACGTAGAACGTCTGCAGGAACTACATATTCACCTTCAGATAGTTTTGCATCAATGTCATCACGTACTTCTTCAGCAGTAGAGCCTAGAGGTATTTCATTTCCGCTTACAGGATCAACTGGTAGTTCAGATGCCATTGCGTTCATTTGATCTTCAAGAGCCATTTATTTCATCCCTCAAGTATTTGAGTTTACGTAGAGCAGCTATCTCACCTTGACAGCGAAACAACTCTTCTGGTGATTTTAATTGTTCCATGTTCTTGTGTACCTGACTGATTTTACTATCAACAGTTTCACAAAAAGAATCCCATAGAGGTTTATCGTTTACTAGTTTTTTTATTATCATTTGTTGGGTCTTTGTACTAAGCCACCTTGGTTAAACCGTAGTTTCTGCTTTTTAGGATCTAGCTTTAAATCTTTAATATTAATAGATTTACCTTGTAGAATTTTAGGTTTTTTAGCTCTACTCTTTGCTTCTTTTACTCTTCTAGCTAAGTCTCCTCTAGGGAAACGATCAGCCATTACCTGATCTCTATAACTTACTACTTCATCAGGTTTATAGTTTAAATCTTTTTTGCCTATCTTTATTTGATCGCCTAGTTCATCTTTTAATTGCTTAAGTGCTTTATCAAAAGCGGTAACATATGTATTGTAGAAACCTGAACCTTTTTTTATAGCACTCTCATATTCTTTTGAACCTTTCGAGAAGCGTTTTTCTGCAAGCTTTTCAATAGGTGGTAATACAATTTCATCAACATTATTAGCTTTAGCATCTGCAATAATAGATTGCAATAAGACTCTTACAGAATCTGTAAGCTTAGGTAAGGGAGTGTCTTTTTTAGAGGTAGCCATTCGACTATTGTTTATAACTTCTCCAGCCCCTGACACGATACTCTGTAATACATCAGATCTATCGGGGAAAT